CCTCTCCCTCATATTCCTCTCCCCCTTGGGGGAGAGGCTAGGTGAGGGGGCATCGAAGGCTCCCTCCATTCCCCCGCCTGTCCTGCCTGTCCCGAGCGAAGCCGAGGGAAGCCTAGTCGAAGGGCCGGCGCCCACTTCCATACCGGTTCGCGGCAGGTCATGCATCAGCAACGCTTGGCCGATGTCTGCTTTGCAGCGCACTATACATCGCGCCAGGTCCGAAAGTGGACCCAAACGCGAAGTGCCGGCCGGGCCCGGATATGTCTGATGTTGAGGGCAGACCGGACCTGAGGCGGACATCACGAAACCGACGCGACTGACCCATCTCGGACATGTACCCCGCAGCGCCCTTCCGCAGCGTCGTGCATGTACCGATCCCTGTTTTGCATTAGACTTTACCGATCGTTCAGAGAGGTCCCGCCGTGTCATCAGAGCGCGTTGAACGCAAGCTGGCTGCTATCCTGGCCGCCGATGTCGCGGGCTACAGCCGACTGATGGGCGTGGATGAGGCGGGGACTCTTGCCCAGCTCAAGACCCATCGCCGCGAGTTGATCGATCCTAAGATCGCAGAGCACCGAGGGCGCGTGGTCAAGACCACCGGCGACGGCATCCTGATCGAGTTCCCCAGCGTGGTCGAGGCGGTGGGCTGCGCCGTTGAGATGCAACAGGGCATGGTGGACCGCAATGCCGATGTGTCGGAGGACAAGCGGATCACCTTTCGCGTCGGCGTCAATGTCGGCGACATCATTATTGATGGTGACGACATCCACGGCGACGGCGTGAATATCGCTGCGCGGTTAGAGGCGATGGCTGATCCTGGGATGGTTTGCTTGTCAGCCGCCGCTTGGGAACAGGTGAGAGGCAAGGTGCCGTTCGGCGCGGACGATCTCGGCGAGCATCAATTGAAAAACATCGAGCGTGTTGTGCGAGTGTTCCGCATCGCAAGCGGCGCGTCCGCAACGGTAACAAGGAAGCCGCTTACGCTCCCCGACAAGCCATCGATTGCAGTGCTGCCATTCACAAACATGAGCGGCGACCCAGAGCAGGAATACTTCGCCGATGGCATGGTCGAGGACATTATAAGCGGGCTCTCGCGCATCGGCTGGCTGTTCGTAATCGCCCGAAACTCCTCATTCACTTACAAGGGCCGAATGGTCGATGTGAGGCAGGTGGGGCGCGAGCTGGGCGTGCGCTATGTGCTCGAAGGCAGCGTGCGCAAGGCCGGATCTCGCGTGCGCATCACCGGGCAGCTGGTCGATGCTACAACCGGCGGTCATATCTGGGCAGATCGCTTCGACGGTGCCCTCGAAGACGTGTTTGATGTGCAAGATCGCGTGACCGCGAGCGTCGTTGGGGCCATCGAGCCCCGGCTCCAACAGGCGGAGATCGAGCGCGTCGGGCGAAAGCCGACCGAGAGCCTGCAGGCTTACGACTACTTCTTGCGCGGGATGGCCAGCTTCCATCTCTTCGCGCGGGACAGCCTCCTGGAAGCAAGAAGGCTCTATCAACGCGCGACAGAACTCGATCCCAACTATGCCTCCCCCTATGGGATGGCGGCTTGGTGCATTCTGCAGAGCCGGATAAACGGCTGGTTGGCCGATCCCGAACACGAGATCGCGGAAGGCGTGAGGCTGGCGCGCCGCGCGGCAACTCTAGGCAAGGACGATCCGACGGCACTGTGGTCGAGCGGATGGAGCCTCGCCCGTCTCGCCGGTGAGGTCGAGACCGGGGCAACCCATATCGAGCGCGCTCTCGCTCTGAACCCGAACTCGGCGGCAGCCTGGACCGCAAGCGGATGGGTGCGCATCTATCTCGGGGAGCCGACCAACGCGATTGAACGCTTCGAGCGAGCCATGCGGCTCAGCCCGCTCGATCCGTTCGCCTTTTCCGCCTATTTCGGCACGGGCTTAGCGCATCTCCTCGCCCGTCATTCCGACGAGGCCGTGTCCTGGATGAGGAAGGCGAGCCAAGAGCAGCCGGACTGGGCGGCGGCATGGCGGGTGGTAGCGGTTGCCTATGCCCTATCGGATAGGATCGTGGAGGCGCGCGAGGCAATGACCCGACTGCGCGAGATCGATCCCACTTTGCGGTTGAGCAACCTTGCAGAACGGATGCCGCCGTTCCGGCGGCCAGAAGACCTCGCCCACTACACCGAAGGCCTGCGCAAGGCGGGGTTGCCGGAATGACCGGTTATCGCCTCCGTTTAGGCGCTGGCGAAACTTCGCAAAGCGGGGCTTCTCAAAGGTCGGAATGTCACCTTGCTGAGGTCCGGAAATGGCACAAAGCGGACCTCCCGGAATGTCCGCTGTTCGGTCCATATCGGCGCAAGGCAGACACGAGTAAGCCCTCCCTTAGGCGTCCTGGACCCGTCTCTGTGACAGCAGAGCTAGCAGCCCATTTAGCACCTGAATCCGACCGCTCGAAAAAATTGAATCAAGGCGCTTGACTTCCAGGCGCAACGTTGTGGCCTATCCCTGCCGACACTCATTGAGAGAGGTTCGGCACGATGGCCCCAAGCGGCCCCTTCATTCCGAAAACACTTGAAGACGACACGTCGTCCAATTCCGATCGTGACCGCCGGGCATCGGTCACGATTCGGAGGGCGCCGGCGGTTGAGGGAGTGGGGCTCTGCCGATTCCTTCACTCCCGCCGCCGGCGCCCACTGATTGCAGGACCGCTCAAGCGCGCTGCAGGAGTCCTCAACTGCGCCGGCGCTCCAAAAAAAGTTCGCGAGGCGCTTGACTCCCGGGCGCAATGTTGTGGCGTATCCCCGCCGACACTCACCGAGAGAGGTTCGGCAGCATGACCGCAAGCGGTCCCTTCTTCCCGCCAACGCCTGATGACGACGGACCTGCGCGCGCGGCCCGCGAGCAGCGGCTCCGCCGCGCGCGCGAAGTCCTGTCGGACGCCGGCTGGCTGTTCGACGACTTCGTCAACGCCGAGATGCGCAAGGTGCTGGTGAGCAAGCCCGACGAGCGTGAGGTGCGCGAGGAAGCCCATCGCCGCGCCCGCGTGGCGACCGAGATGAAGGCCGGACTGGAATGCCTGATCGAGCAACACGAGGCCGACATGCGGCTGCAGGAGCGCCGCGAACGAGACAAGGAGAAGAGACATGGACGGTGAGCAGGAAACCATGATGCCGGAATCGGCGGACATGGAAGAAGCGGTAGCGCTAATGGATCACGCTTCGGAGCAGGAAGAGGGCCTGGAGCCTCCTCCTTCGACGGAGGCTTCGCAGGATGAGGAGCTCGCGCAGGAGAGCGAGCCCTCCGAAGCCGAAGGCGAAGGAGGGGAGGCGCCCGAATTCTGGAGCGCTGAGGACAAGGCCACCTGGAACGCGATCCCCGCCGAATTGCGGCCGGTGCTGAAGAAGTACGAGCAGCAGCGGGTCGAGTTCGCCAACGAAAAGGCGCGCGAGGCTGCCACCGTACGCGCCCAGGCGACCGCAGATGTGCAGCGCGCCAATGCGGCGGCCGACGAGGCCGCGGCATGGTGGCGCCAGCACGGGCCGGCCTTGCAGAAGGCCTTCGCCGACAAGTGGTCGGCCATCAACTGGAAGGAGCTGGCCGAGAAGGACCCCGCCGAATACGCGAAGCTCAACGAGCAGCGCCAGCAGGAGCAGGCGGCGGTCGTCGAGGCCAACCGGCGCGGCCAGGCCGAGATCGAGGCCGCCAATGCGCGCGCCGAGCAGGCGCTGCAGCAGTTCAAGCAGGCCGAGCACGCCAAGCTCGCGGCGAAGCTGCCCGACTATTTCGGCACGGCCGAGGCCGCCCGGAAAACCTACGACGAGCTGGGCAAGTTCCTGTTCGCCAAGGGCATCCCGGCCGACCGCATCAGCCAAATCCACGAGGCCCCGATCATCGAGCTTGCACTCAGCGCCATGCGCTTCGAGCAGGCCCAGAGGCATGCCCTGCGAAGCCGCCAAAGCGGCGAAGCAGGGAGCACCCGTAACGCAACACCGACCCGCGTCGCTCCCGGACCGGCATCAGCGCCTTCACAGGCGCGCGCCGGCAACCGCAACGCCGACGCGGCCCGGCAAGTGGGCGAGCGGTTTCACAAGAGCGGCGGCACCTCGATCGCGGACGCGGCCGAGCTGATTCGCCTCAACGGACTCTAACCCTAAGAGCGCCTCAGAAGGCGCAGAGGAGGCTGCCTTGGCGGCACCGACCAACACCCTCATCACCAACAATGCCGTGGGCAATCGCGAATCGCTGCACGACATCATCAAGATCCTGAACAAGGACGAGACGCCGTTCCAGAGCGCCATCGGCTCGGGCTCGGCGGAAGCGACCTACGAGGAATGGCAGCTCGACGCGCTCGGCAACGCCGACACGACGAACGCCCAGCTCGAAGGCGACGACAGCACCGCGGCGGCGATCACCCCGACCACGCGCGTCGGCAACCGCACGCAGATCCTGAAGAAGCCGTTCACCATCTCCAACACCCAGGAGGTCGTGAAGAAGGCCGGCCGCGACAGCGAGATCAGCTACCAGACCGCGCTGGCCGGCCGCCGCATCAAGATGGACCTCGAGGCGATCGTCTCGCAGAACCAGGCCTCCAACGCGCAGGCCGGCGCTACCCCGCGCCGCATGGGCGGCTTCGAAAGCTGGCTCGTCTCGAACGTCTCGCGCGGCGCCACCGGCACGTCGGGCGGCTTCAGCGCCGGCAACACCGTGGCGCCGACCGACGGCACGCAGCGCCCCTCGACCGAGGCGTTGCTCAAGACCGTCATCAAGTCGGCCTGGAACGGCGGCGGCAAGCCCACGCTCCTGCTGATGGGCGCGACCCAGAAGCAGAACTTCTCGGGCTTCACCGGCATCGCCACGCAGTACCAGGAGCCCAAGAACAAGATGGCCACGGTGATCGGCGCGGTCGATCGCTACGTGTCGGACTTTGGCACGATGAATGCCGTCGCCAGTCGTTACATGCGCGGCCGCGAGATCGGCGTCATCGATCCGTCGCTGTGGCGCGTCCTGTGGCTGCGCAAGTGGAAGAAGGAGGAGCTCGCCAAGACCGGCGACGCGCGGAAGTTCCACATCGTCGGCGAAGTGACGCTCGAAAGCCGCAACGAGGCCGGCAGCGGCATCGTCGCCGACCTCACCTGATAGGAGCACTCGCCATGACCGACACTCCCACCGCACCCGAAACCCAAAGCGAAACCCAGGCCGAAGCGCCCAAGGTCCCGCCGATCGCCGAGGTCGTCATCACCGTCGACCACGTCTACCTGCCGATCGACGCCACCGGAAATGTTCCCATCGACTGGGCGGTGTCTAACGTTTCGACATCCAAGGTTTTGAAACGCACCCGATTGCAGGTGCCGGACGAGCTGGCCCTGCTGCTGCACAAGCAGGACCAGGCGGAGATCGTCAAATGAGCCAGCAGCTTCTCGGCTGGGACCCGCAGACCGGCCTCGCGCAGTGGTGGCTCGAGGACGGCGAGGGCAACTGGGCGCAAAAGGCGTCCCAGCAGGCCACGCCCATCCTCGACCTCAACAAGGAGGCCGCCAACCACTGCAATCCGTACAACGCCGAGCGCGACGTCCGCCTGGTGGCGCGCATTCCGCTGATCATCGTCGCCAAATGGCGCAACGAGCTCGGCGTCGACTACTGGAACCCCGACCACCAGGCCAAGGTCGACGCGCTCTTGAACGATCCCGAATGGCGCTGGCTGCGCACTGACAAGGGGATGGTGTGATGGCCGCGCAGATCACCACCTACGGCGGCCTGAAAGCGGGCGTCCTGGCCTGGCTGGCGCGCACCGGCGACACGCTGCTCGATTCGCGGTTCGACGACTTCCTGCTGAACTGCGAGCGCCGCATCTACTACGGCCACGCCACCGAGGATGCCGGCAATCCGCTGCGCTCCGATCCGCTGCGCATCGTCGAGATGGAGACGGTCGACCCGGCCTTCGCTCTCTCCGCGGTCACGCCGCAGCCCGCCAGCTTCCTCGAGCTGATCTCGGCCCAGCTCAACAGCCCCAACGCCCCGCTGCAGATCGTGGGCCAGCGCACGATCGACGGCTACGCCTCGTCGATGCCCGACCAGCCGCGTCTGATCGCCATCAGCGGCACGAATTTCCGCGTCTTCCCCGATCCCGGCGCCGGGACTTACTTCGCGACGCTGCGCTACTACCAGAAGCTCGCGACGCCGGCCGGCGCCGTGGTCAACGCCATCCTGACCAACAGCCCCGACGTCTATCTCTACGGCTGCCTGGTCGAGGCTGCCATCTTCACCCAGGACGAGCAGGGGGCGCTGCGCTACCTGCCGCTCTACAACGCCAGCGTCGCCGGCCTCAACGCACGCACGCAGCGCATCACCGCCTCCTCGGTGCCGGTGATCCGCCTGCGCGCGGGGATGGCGCCATGACCGACCCTGGCTACACGGCGGCCTCTGCTCCGGCCGCATTGCGCGACGCCTACACGGCGCTGGAGCCGGATCCCAACGCCGACTACGGCACGGTGCTTCCTTTTGCGCGTGACCGCACGACCGGAGAAAAGCGCTGGGCCATGCCGTCGATGGTCCGCGACCTGCTGGGCGGTTGGCTCGATCTGCTGGCCGGCGTGGATACGGGGGAGGTTACACCACGGGCAGCGATGCAGATTGGCCTTGGCGGTTTGGGTGCCGGTGGCGCACTCGCGCCGCGCGGAGCGTTGGCGATCGGCGGCGCGAGAAATCAGCTGGCGGAGGATTTCGCCGGCCGCATGGCCCAGGCCCGCGGCATGGGATTCAACGTCGATCGTCCTCTGTTTCATGGGACCCCGGCGCCGGACTTTCCGGCGTTTGCGCCGCTTCCTTCGTGGGAGGCGGTTCGAACGGGTCGGGCACCAGGTATCTGGACAGCGGAGAATCCAGAGGTCGCGGCGAATTTTTCAGCTCCAGAACTGCGCGAACGAGTTCTTCTGGCGGCATCGCCGGGGAATCCGGCGTCTCCGGAAAGCACACCACGTATTTTACCATTGTTCGGCCGCTCCGAGAATGCGGCGCCGCCATTGACACTGGCGCCCGGGGATCGATGGGGCGACATCAACCGCACGATCGCTGACTTGTTCGCCGGCGGTCACGATGCCGTTCAGTTGCGGAATTATAGAATGTTTCCGGAACTGGGGCCACAGAGCATCTGGGGCTTTCGCGATCCCAACCAGTTGCGTTCCTGGTTCGCCCGCTTCGATCCCAACAAGCGCTCCAGCGACGACCTTCTAGCCGCGCGTGCGGTGCCGGGTTTCAACTTTGTGCCGCCGCCGCAACCCGGCTTCAACGTCATGCCGCCGCCCGAGCCCGGCATGCGCATTCCGATCAAGGCCGGCCGCTCGGCGGCGGAGATGGAATTCTGATGGCCCCCATGATCCCCTTCGCCGAATGGCGGCCCGACATGCCCGATCTCAGCGAGTGGGCGCGCGAGGCGCTGAACGTCATCCCGGCCGAGGAGAGCTATCGGCCGCTCAATGCGCTCTCCAGCGTCTCCAACGCCTTGACGGCGCGCGCCCAGGGCGCGGCCTGGTTCCGCGGCACCGCCGGCGCGGTAAAAATGTTCGCCGGCGATGCGACGAAGCTCTACCTGCTGTCGGGCACCACCTGGAGCGACGTTTCCCGCACCGCGGGTGGCGCCTATTCGCCCGGCGGCGATGGCACCTGGCGCTTCACCCAGTTCGGCACGCTCGCGATCGCCGTGAACGGCGTCGACGCGCCGCAGAAGTTCGACCTCGGCGTCGGCGCCAACTGGACGGCGCTGGGCGGCAGCCCGCCGATCGGCACCTATGTCTGCACGGTCAAGAACTTCGTGCTGATGGGCAAGATTGGCAGCACGCCGCAGCGCGTGCAGTACTCCGGCATCGACAACGCCGAGATCTGGGGCGCCGTCGCGGCCAACCAGGCCGGCTTCCAGGACCTGCCCGACGGCGGCAATGTCACCGGCCTGGTCGGCGGCGAGCTCGCGGTCATCTTCCAGGAAGCCGCGGTGCGTCGCATGACCTACGAAGGCGCGCCGGTCGTCTTCCGCATCGACAAGATCGCCAACGATCTCGGCTGCAGCGTGCCGGGCAGCGTCGCCGGCCTGCTCGACCGCGCGTTCTTCGTGCACAAGTCGGGCTTCTACATGGTGCAGGGCGGCCAGGCGATCACGCCGATCGGCCGCGGCAAGATCGATCGCACTTTCTGGGCCGAATTCGACGAGACCAACCAGTTCCGCTGCAGCGCCGCCATCGATCCGGTGCGTGGGCTCTACATCTTCGCCTATCCGGCGAACGGCAACGGCGGGGTGCCCAATCGGCTGCTGATCTACAACTGGACCACCGAGCGCTGGGCCCACGCCCAGGTCGCCTGCGAGCTGGTGTTCGGCGGCGTCAGCCAGCAGGGCTACACGGTCGAGCAGCTCGACCCGTTCGGCACCGTCGACACGCTGCCTTACTCGACCGACTCCTCGTTCTGGACCGGCACGGTCTCGCTGCTGCTGTTCGCTTTCGACACCAGCCACAAGAGCGGCTCGTTCTCCGGCCCGACCTTGGCGGCGACGGTGGAGACCGGCGAGTTCAATCCCTCGGCGATGCTCGGGACAGGTCCCGGCAACGGCAAGCGCACGGTGATCCGCGGCTGCCGGCCGCTGATCGACGGCGGCAGCCCGCAGATCTCGCTCGGCTGTCGCGAAACGCAGCAGGTGGCTGTAACCTACGGTCCCCCGATCGGGCTCACGCCCGCGGGCTTGGCGCCGGTGCTGCAGAGCGGGCGCTATTTCCGCGCGCGCGCCACCATGCCCGCGGCCACGACCTGGTCGAACATGCAGGGCATCGACGACCTCGACGCCCGGCCGGCAGGTGGCCAATGAGTTTGCCCGCGCTGCCGCCCGAAGCCGACACCCGCTCGATCACCGAGCGGCTGAACGTGCTGATCCGCGACTACAACCAGCAGCTCCGCACGCCGCCGGGCGTCATCCTGCCCTTCGCCGGCGCGACCGCTCCCGACGGTTTCCTGCTCTGTTACGGCCAGGCGGTGTCGCGCAACACCTACTCCGATCTCTTCGCCGCGATCGGCACGACCTATGGCGTCGGCGACGGCTCGACCACGTTCAACGTCCCCGACCTCCGCGGCCGCGTCGCCGCCGGCAAGGACGACATGGGCGGCACGGCCGCCAACAGGATCACGAACGGTGGCTCGGGGATCGTCGGCACGGCTCTGGGCGCGGCCGGCGGCGCGGAAACCCACACGCTCACGACGGGCCAGATTCCGCCGCACAACCACACTGTTGTGGGCGGCGATACGACGCCTGCCTCCTTCACCAGCCGGGCCGGCCAGGGCGACGGCAACAACAACTACAACTGGAACACCAGTTCTGCCGGCGGCGGCGGCGCGCACAACAACACGCAGCCCACCATCATCCTCAACCACGTCATCAGCACATGACCTGCGGCGGCATCCTCCTCAGCGATCTCCACCTCGTGTGGCACGAGCTCTGGCCGTTGCTCGAGCCGGCGGTGAAGCGCTCGCCCGACAAGCCGGACGTGCTGGCGCGCCTGATTGCGCGCGATGCCCAGCTCTGGGCGGTCTACGAGGGCGCCACGCCGGTGGCCGCGATCGTCACCACGATCCAGGTCGCAACGGAAAAGCGCTGCCTGATCTGGCTGGTCGGCGGCTCGCGGCTCGGCGAATGGGCGGCCGATTTCCTCGCCAAGGTCGAGGCGTGGGCGCGCTCGCTCGGTTGCGTCGCGCTGTGGGGCGCCGGCCGCAGGGGCTGGACGCGGATGGCGGAGAAATTCGGCGGCAGGAGCATCGGCATCATCGACGGACAACTCGCTTGGGAACGGAGGTTTGCATGAGCGGCGGCCAGACACCGAGTCAATCGAACTCGTATCAGACACAGCAGACCACGAGCACGAGCGAGCCCTCGCCGTTCCTCCAGCCGTACCTCAAGCAGCTGGTCGGCAACGTGGGCAATCTGCTCGACAAGAATCCCAACGCGCCGGCCTACTATCCGGGCCAGACAGTGGCGACGCCGTCGGTGGCCACGCAATCGTACCAGCAGACGCTGCGCGATCTCGGCACCAACGGGCTGGGCTACGGCATCGACGCGGCGAGCCGGCAGAACGCCGCCGACACGCTCGCCGGCAAGTACCTCGATCCGGCCAACAATCCGTGGCTGCAGAAGTCGCTGGCGGCGGGCTTCGGGACGCAGAACGAGCAGTTCAACAACACCGTCTTGCCGAGCCTGCGCAGCCAGTTCGCGGCGGCCGGGCGCACCGGGGCGAGCGAAGACTTCGACACGACGATGCGCGCCGCCAAGGATCTCGGCCAGACACAGGCCAATGCCGCGGCGAACGCCGAGCTGGGCGCCTACAACAACGAGCGCGGCCTCCAGCAGCAGGTGCAGGGCATGCTGCCGTCGTTCCAGGGCATGGATCTCGCGCGGGCCTCGGCGCTCGGCCAGTCCGGGCAGGGCATCGATGCCTACAACCAGGCGCTGATCGACGATCAGATCAAGCGCTACACCTACGACAAGACCGCCAACCTCAATTATTGGAGCGACATCGCCCAGCGGATGCTCGGCATGTATCCCGGCGGCACGACCAGCGGCACCGGAACCAGCTCGGGCTATACGCAGTCCATCCAGGGCACCAATCCGCTTGCAACCGCGCTCAACGCGGGGATGAAGGGCGTCGGCATGCTGCTGCCGTTCCTGCCCGGCTTCGGTGCATCTGACGAGCGGCTGAAGACCGACATCAGGCCCGTCGGCAGGCTGAACGACGGCCAGAACGTCTACAGCTATCGCTTGCGCGGCAGCCCACGCACGGAGATCGGCCTGCTGGCGCAGGAGGTCGAGAAGGAACACCCCGACGCCGTCGCCATGCATCCGGCTGGCTTCAAGATGGTCCACTACGGCCGTGCCACGGCCAATGCCGCACCGGGAGGGCTGATGTGATGGTTCCAGGCTTCAACGTTCGCGACGGCGGCCCCGTGCAGCCGGTCAACATGCAGCAGCTTGCGCTCGCGGGCTTTCGGCCGCCGCCGGTCATGAGCATGCCGGGGCTGCCTCAGGCCCCGCAAGCCGGCCCGACGCCGGGCTTCAACGTGGACGATGCCGCGGGGCTGCTCAAGGCGGCGCTGGGCGCGTTCGGCAAGGACGACCCCGGTGCCGCCGCCCAGGCGACGGCCAACGCGGCCGACGCCAGCGTGCAGGCCAATCCGGGAACCAGCATCGCAGGCATGCGAGCGGGCACCAATCCCGATTTCGGCATCGTGGCGCAGAGCATGATGCCGCCGCCGGATGGCAGCAGCGGCGTCGGGCTGCCCACGCGCGTCGATTTCCTCACCGGCCTGTTGACCAGGTTGGGATTGAGGTGACGGGCCATGGCTCAACGATCTCGTCGGCCGGCAGGAGCATAGCATGGACATTGCAGCCAACAATTGGACTGAAACCGATGGTAGCAATACCAGCGCAGCCCCCGACGGGGCGCCTGAGGGCATGGCGCCGTCGGGATTGAACGACGTGCTGCGGGCCCACCAAGGGGCGATGAAGCGCTGGTACAACTGGACGATCCCCAAGGTCACAGCGGGCACATCGACCGCTTACACCCTGACGTACGGCGTGGCACCGGGCGCCCTGGTCGACGGCATGACGCACCTGGTGCAGTTCCACGCCGCCAACGGCAATCCCCCGACGCTCAATGTGAACAGCCTGGGCGCGATCCCGCTCTACTATCATTCGTCGGGAACGTGGCGGCCGGTCCCGGCGGCGCTGTGGGATACGGACGAGATCTTCAAGGTGGCCTACCATGCCAGCAGCGGCACCTATCGCGTGCTGCGGCCGGGCGCGGAGAAAACCGGGACGGTGAAGGCCTTCGCGGGCCCGACCGTGCCGGGCGGCTATCTGCTGTGCTTCGGCCAGGCGATCAGCCGCACCGCCTATGCCGGCCTCTTTGCCGTGCTCGGTGGCACGCATGGCAATGGCGACGGTTCAACCACCTTCAACCTTCCCGATTTGCGCGCGCGGGTCGCGATCGGCAAGGATGACATGGGGGGGCTCGCTCTCGGGGCGGCTCGACGGCACCGTGCCGCGCGCCACTCTCGGCGGCACGCTGGGCAGCCAGTACAACACGGCGACCACGACGGTGAGCGGCACAGCGGCGGGTTCGATCTCCGTCGGCGTGACCAAGGGCGGTCCATTTGCCGACGCTGCCGGCAGCACGGGCACAAACATGCTCTATGACGCATCGACGCTCACTGCGAGCGGCAGCATCAGCGTACCCGTGGGAGCCGGCGGCACCTCCGGCGCCTTCTCGATCATGCAGCACGGCATGATCCTCAACCAGATAATCGCGATCTAAGCGATGACTACGTCAGGGCTTTTTCTCAATCCGAAGGACGTCACGGTCCGCAGCTTCGCCTTTGGCGTCCTTGATGGGTGCGGCGCCGGCGGGGCGGTGCTGTGGCGCATCCTGCTCCAGACCGCCGCACTCGGGCCGCAGTGGATCGGCTTCCAGGAGCCGCTGATGGGCTCGCCCGGCAACCTCTTGGAGGTGATCACGCTCACCGCCGTGACGGGCCTCATCTATGTCAACGCGCAGGGCTACACGGAGTAGCCATGGATCCCGCCCTGAACGCCATCATCGGACCCTGGGCCCAGTTGGGCATCGTGGGCTCGGTGACGTTGGCACTCGGGGCCACGGTCTACCTGCAATGGCAGCATATCAAGGCGGTGACGGCGGCGCATCTCGCCGACGTCAAGGCCTTCGGCGAGAAATACGCCGACGTGCTGATCAAGAAGAGCGAATCGGACAATGCGCTCGCCAATGCCATCGAGCGCATCGGCGATCGGATCAAGCCATGAAGCCGCAGCCCTGTTTCGAGCCGCCGAGACACCTCGAGGAGATCGCCGAGCTCGCCGAGCGGCGCAAGCGCGAGGCCATCGCGCGGCTGAGGGAGAAGCTGGGCGAGGGCGACCGTTTCGAGCAGGCCATGCGCGACTCGGCGCATTCGCATGCGCCTGTGATCGACGCCGACAAGCGCGCTCTGCAGGAGAAGGGAAAATGAAAAACTCAGACGCCGGCATTGCCCTGATCAAGGAATTCGAGGGCTGCGAGCTGGTCTGCTACGCCGATGCGGTCGGCGTGCCGACGATCGGCTACGGCCACACGCTCGGGCTGACGCAAGCCGATGTCGGGGTGACGACGATCACCCAGGACGAGGCGGAACGCCTTCTACGCGAGGACGATCTGCCGCGCTACGAGGCCGGCGTCTCGGCCGCGGCGAAGGTCCCGCTCGAGCAGCACCAGTTCGATGCCCTGGTGAGCTTCGCCTACAACTTGGGCGTCGGCGCGCTCGCCGGCTCGACGCTGCTGCGCAAGCTGAACGCCAAAGACTATGGCGGCGCCGCATCAGAGTTTCCCCGATGGGTGCGCGCTGGCAACCAGGTGCTACCCGGCCTGGTCAGGCGGCGCGCCGCCGAGCAGGCGATGTTCGGCGGCGGGCAGGAAAGGGCGGCGGCATGAGCATCGTGACGAAGGCCGCGGAGACTGCGGCAGAGGGCGCCGTCGCCAGCGCTGGTGGCTTCCTGAGCGGCTTGAGCTGGCTGCCCTGGGCCATCGCCGCCGGCTCTCTCGCCATCGGCGCCGGCGGCACGCTCTGGTATCGCGCAGAGTGGAAGGACTGCCAAGCCTCGGTGGCGATCGACGCGGCCAAGGCCGAGGAAAAGGTCCGCGCCTAGAAAGACGCCGACGCCAGGTTCACCCGCAGCCTGGCCGAGCAACTGAAGCCGATCACGGATGCGATCCAGGAGCAAACGAATGCCACGCAAATTGCGCTCGCCAAGGTCAAGAGCGACCCGAATTGCGCTCACACTCCTGCTGCCAATGCTTTTGACGGCGTCGTGCGGCCAGGTGGTGTCGAAGCCCGTCCTGGTCAATCGCGACCCGCCAGGCCCTGACCTGACCGATTGCCCCGAGGAAACGCCGCCCGAGGTGTGGCCGTTCCCGGATGAGGCAGCGCGCTACCGCTGGTCGGCGGCGGCGATCGGCGCCGGCCGCGAATGTCGCGAGGTGCTGCGCAAGGCCAAGGACTGGATGCTGAAGCCGCCGGCCGATCGGGTGAGGTGATGGGCGGTCGGCGCTTCCCCGTCCCCGTGGTGCTGGCTTTGGCTGTGGCTGCTGCCGTGGCGATGTACGCGGATAAGGCGCGCGCCGACAGTGCGGACGCCAGCCTGCTGCAGGCGTGCGTTGATCCGGTCCTGGCGCCGGCCGAGTCGAGCGACAACGAGCTGGCGGCCGAGCGGCTGCGGGTGGCGAAGGCCTATCTCGACGGCAAGGCGCGGCATGCGGCGCTGGTCGACAGAGTGAAGTGAAGGCCGATATGATGGCCGGATGGGTCTTATTCGGCTATTTCTCGCCTTGGACGTAGCGACCGATCACTGGCGAGTTATCATGTTGCTCCCACTCTCGATCGAGCTCGATGACAAGTGGAAGTTTGGCTTCAATGCTAGCTTCGCGGTGATGTTCTTCTATGTAATCAGCGGCTTCTTGATCACCTACACACTCAATCGAAACTACAGCCGCGATCTAGCCGGCGCCGGCAGGTTCTTCATCAACCGCTTCATCAGGATCTTCTCGCTCTACTGGCCGCTGGTCGCTCTTTCGTTTTTGGTGTTTGGTGGGGCCTGGGAGAGCTTCGCCGCCGCATCGCTACCCGACAAAGCGACGAGCCTGTTCTTGATCGGCATGGACTGGCGACTGGCCTTTGCCTCATATCCAGAGCAGCATTGGGAGGCGGCGATCACGGTCATGCATCAGGCCTGGACGCTCGGCGCCGAGTTGACGTTCTATCTGCTGGCACCGCTGCTGATGCGGTCATGGAAAATCGGGGCTGCGCTGCTGGTGGCATCGTTCGGGCTGCGCGCGGCGTTCGTCTATTCATCCGGCGTCGATGTGCAGGAGCCTTGGACCTATCAATTCCTCGGCACGACGCTCGGCTTCTTCATGCTCGGGCACCTGGCCTGCCTGGCCGGCATGCGCTGGCGCTCGCTGGCTCAGCCGGCGATCGGCCTCCTGCTGCTGGTCTGCTCGTTCGCCACCATGCTTTACGCCACGCCCTGGATAGGCTTCGATACGACGCGATTTTGGGGCGCCGTGTTGCTGTTCGCCTTGGCGTTACCGGGGCTCTTCGAAGCGACCAAGGGTATTCGCTGGATGAACCTGCTCGGGGACTTGTCCTATCCGGTGTATCTGGTCCACACGGCCGTGCTGGTCCTGCTCGGCCCTTGGCTGATCAGTTTTGCTTTGCCGCTCGACGTCATGTCGAAGACCGAAGCCGGATGGCTATCGGTTGTCGCCTTCCTCGCGGTGACCATGCTGGCCGCCGCGACAGTCCACTGGCTGCTCGAGGTGCCTGCGGCGTATGCAATGCGCCGGCTGAGCGGCTGGCGGAAACGACCGGCGCCGCAAGGCGTTTAACCGCGATGCCCAACAAGCCCGAAACCCTGGCCCGAGCTCGCCGGCATGACGGACAACCGGCCGACGCAGTACCGGATGCCGAGCGCGATCGCCGGCGCGGCATGCGGCGATCTCGTCCGCATTTTCCTGGCATTCGTGGTAGCCGCCGAGGCAGGATTAGACCATCGGTCGGCCGTGAGTCTCGCCGGTAGAGTGCTAGCACCAGCAGATGTCACACCGCTAGATGTTGGGCCCCTTCGTATTCGCCAATTCGCGCTGAACCGCGGCGTCATACTCCCGCACGATCTCCTGACCGAGGTCGGCGAACGCGAGTGCCCTCAAACGCAGGATTTCACGAAGGTCTTTCCAGACGCCCGGCGGCACTCTCGACTTGCCCTTCGCCATGGCGTCCACGCTGTCGGACCGAATGCCGAGCATGGCAGCGAATTGTTCTTTCCATCGCGGGCCGTCACCGCACAGTGACGTGCCGCAGCGGGCGAAGAGCGCGGCGGGGATGTTGTCGGTTGCGGTGGTGATCATGTCGTTCGGCCCTCCTTCGGCCTGGCTGGACGGGGCCATCCCCCGTCGCTGACACGGTGAGAATAGGAGGGGTGCCGGTGGATTGCAACGGCGGAACTGAGGCGAAACGCGCGTGTCAACGGCGTGCCCAGCCAGCCTGGTGGAAACCGGGCCGAGTGCTTTGTAGAGATCGGCCTGCCGCTGGATACGTCGGCGATAAGCTGTCGATTTGCAGCAACGCGATTAAGTAGGGTCAAGTGCACAGAGCAGTGGCAATGGCTGTAGGAGCGATGGTGTTCACCGGCCCGGTGATGGCCACAGGCTACATGTCTGGCAACGACCGCCTTGGCAGACGGCGCAGGCGCGGTTACGCAGATGGCGGCGCTGCCCAAGTAGCTGAACGCGCCGGGTTGGTGATATCGTCGCCAGTCAATGCGACCCTGATCGGAGGATGGTGATGCGACAACTGGCGTTGGTCGTTGTGTTGTTGAGTATGCCGGCCTTCGCTGCCGACTACACGCCTTGGACGAAGGACGAGCCCGGCGCTTCGCCGTCGATCGCGCAGACCGTCGAAGGGTATTGCTGCCGGCATTGCCGACCGAATGAACAGCCGTGCGGCCGCACCTGCATCGCCGCGAAAGCTATCTGCAAGGAGAAGCCGGGCGGATGTGCCTGCCCTTCGACCGCGCCCTGATGGCCGCGCCACGTCAGGCCGGGCCGAGTGCCTTGTACAGATTTCACCCACGGTTTCAGGCCGTTATGGGGTATCGCTAGCCGGCGCTTGGCCAAACGAGTCAGCCGATCCACCATTGTTCGGAAAATGCGACCACGCACGACGCGGCAGAGGGTGGCCTTGCGCAGGCGCGTCGAACGCGTGCAGGCTAACTCATTGAAACAGTGGCGGACCCGGCGAGATTCGAACTCACGACCTCTGCCTTCGGAGGGCAGCGCTCTATCCAGCTGAGCTACGGGTCCACGACGGGCCGGACCATAGCGGAGAGCCCCGTTGCACGCAACGCAGACGCTTTGGACCTGTCGAACGGACGCCCCGCAGTCGCCCGTCAAGCAAGATACTGGCAAAGCTTCCAAGCCCAAGGCATCATGGACGGCTCCACCGTAGCGGGATTCAGGGCGAGCCGCGGTAAGTACGTGCAGAAGACTACGCAAGCTTGGTGTTCCGGAATCGAACTCGATGCAGAACTTGAACCACTGTGATGTGATCGCGCGCTATCCCGAAGTTCAGAGCGACCGACATGGACTGTCTTTCCCGAGCCAAGCCGCACCTTCGGAAATTGCCCGCGCGCTTTCGTGTTTCGGCGTCGTCATGTTGCGCGACGCTCTTTCAGCAGACACGCTGCTGACAGGCGCGGAGAGCTTTCGTCGCTTCACGCACTCGTTGGGCCGCAAGAGCCGGTGGCCAGGCCGGCTTCGGCTGGGAGGCGACGAGCGGCCGGATGCGCAATGGAGCGGTGGCGAAAAAGATAGTGGCAGTTGGCACAAGCTTTGGGTTGTCCGCGATGGAAACCACCGGCCCGCTGCCGCCGTGATATCAGCACTCCTGAAGTCGTGGGCATGGCCTGTCGTCGAGGAAATCAGCGGCACCACCGACATCGCTATTCTTCTGCGGGCGTCCATGGCCAGGCATGGGATAGATAAGCATTTGGGTGTTGGTGCCCATCAAGATGCCAAGGTCGTTGCGCCCGACATCCCTTTCTCGATCTGGATACCGTTCCATGATGTGACTCCGGGACAAAATTCGGGCCTGGGTTTCGTCGTGCAGCCGCCAGATTTCATCCTTCCGACCCTTCCACACAACGATGTCGGCTCGGATTACGTGCTGAGAAGGCTGGAAAAGGTCTGGCTGCCGACCTATCGGGCGGGCGACATGACGATCCACACCAAGTATTCACCGCATTTCACGACGGGCTACGGCACGCTCTCGGACCGCTATAGCCTCGAGATCCGGGCGATGCCGCGGGATACCGCGCCGTCCGACCATCTGGACCCCGCCCTCTATATCGGGCGTCGAAATGGCGTCCCCACGATCACGGGCACCCAGTGTCTGCCGGATACGGCCGCACGGGGCTTCCTTGCCTCTTCAGCCAGGCTCACGAAGACAAGACGTTCGCTGGGCGCACAAATCAGATCTTCCCTGACAGCCTCCACGCGGTGACCACTGTTCGGTGACCAGAGCTTCGATCACCAAGTTTTTCCGCGGCCGTTCCATCCCGAAACGGGAAAGTCGCTAGACCCGCCGCGCGCCCTCGCGCGCATAGGCCGCCGCCGCGCGGTCGATCAAGGCCTTGCGGTCGATCTTGTTGGTGCCGGCCAGCGGCAGCTCGTCGACGAACCACACCGCGCGCGGATGGGCGTAGGCGGGGCCGTTGTCGAGCGCGAAGCGGCGCAACGCGTCTTCGCTGGGCCGCGCGCCGGGCTTCGGCACCACGAAGGCGACCGGCAGCTGGTACTTGATCTCATCGGCCACCCGCACGACGCAGACCTGGGCCACGTCGGGATGGCGGCCCAAAAGCTTCTCGACCTCGCCGGGATAGACGTTCTCGCCGCCGCACTGGAACATGTCGTCGGCACGGCCGACGAAGAACACGAAGCCGTTTTCGTCGCGGCGCATGACGTCGCCGGTGTCGTACCAGCCGTCGATCAGGCGCTTCCTGGTGTCGGCCGCGCGGTTGAGATAGCCCGTCATCAGCGCCGGCGTCTTGATATGCAAGACGCCGTGGTCTGGATCGCCGCCGACGAACTTCATCTCGATGCCCTTGCGCGGATAGCCGAGCGCGCCCGGCGGCTTGGCCATGCCGTCGGGATGCGGACCGAAGCCCAGCGGGCCCGACTCGGTCGTGCCCCAGCTATTGGCCGTCTCGGCATTGGGAAAGAGACGCTGCATCTGCAGGAAGAATTCCGCCGTCGCGGGCGCCGAGCCGGTGACGGCCATGGTCACGCAACTCAGGTCGGCCTTGGCCAGCTCCTCGGTCTCGCGCATCACCAGGGCCAGCATGGTCGGCACCGAGGTGATCATGTCGATCCGCAAGCGGTCGATGGCGCGGATGTAGCCCCTGGCCATGAAGGCGGTCATCAGCACGATGGTGCCGCCGTTCAGCATCACCAGCTTGGCGCTGAACAGGCCGTTCATGTGGAAAAGCGGCGCCGCGATCAGCGCCTTCCTACCCTCGATGGCGGGCCGCTGCTCGGGCGTGGCGCCGGTCGCCCAGAGATAGCCGCCATGGGTCAGCGGCACGCCCGTGGGCAAGCCGGTCGAGCCCGAGGTGTAAAGCACCATCGCCACTTCGTCGGGCGCCATGTCGAGCGGCGTGAAGGCGCCGCGATCGAGCAGCGTGTCGATCTGCTCGGTCGGCACCGTCGGCACCAGTTCGCCGACCAGCGGTGCGCGCTCGGCGTCGGCGACGGCAAGCTTGATGGCGGAGTCCTTCATGATGTGGGCCACGGTCTCGCGCGGCAGCTTGTGGTTGACGCAGACCGAGACCAGCCCTGCCGCCATGGTCGCCATGTAGAGCATGAGATAGTCGGCACTGTTGGCGGCGACGATCGCCACCGCCTCGCCACGCCGCAACCCGCGCTTCGACAGCCCGCGCGCCAAGGCGGCGATGCGCCGGCGGCCCTGGCCGTAGGAGAGGCGGAACTGCTCGTCGCCGTCGGGCGAGACCTGGATGATCAGCGGCCGATCGTCCGGCGCGGTCGGATCGAGGATGGCGGCAAGGTTCTTCAGGCTCACGGTATTCTCCGGTGAAATTGCGAGCCGCCGTAGGACTGGTCGGTCGGCACGATTTCCATATAGCTCACATCCATGCGCTGCGGCGCGCCCAGCACGAACATGACGGCCTCGGCGATGTCGTCGTCGGGCTGCGGGCGGTCGAAGCCTTCGTAGAGGCGCCGCCGTCCTTGCTCTCGGTCCTCCAGTAGCGCGAGATGCACGCCGGTCTCGACCCGGCCCGGCGAGATCGTTGCTCGGCTCCCCCAGCATGAGGCTCGGCAAGGCGGCCGAGCTGGTCGAGACGGCCGTGCCCGAGGCCCTGGCGTATTACGCGTTCCCAGAAGAGCACTGGCGGCGCATCCGGACCAACAATGCGCTCGAGCGCATCATGCGCGAGATTCGTCGGCGCCACCTGTGTGGTCGGCGCCTTCCCCGACGGCAATTCGGCCATCAACTTGGCGGCTGCCAGGCCGCGCCATGTCGCTGGCGCACGCTGGTCGACCAAACGATATCTGAACATGGAGCTGCTCAGGCAGCGCAACGCCATGATCGCTTAACCGGAGCAGGCCAGCGACCAAAAGTGCGAAAGATTCTGGACACTACCAATTCATTTTCAACGACTTCGATCTTCATCACGATCCAACACTTTATGAATCGTCCGGAAGCGTCGC